ATCATCGACGAAGTCATAATATAATACCTTTGTTATTTTACCTAGATTTATTTATATACAATCTAGTTTCTACCACCTTCGTGGTATGTTTCAATTAGTTCTTTTATATTGTCATCAGAAAGAATATCAATTACCTCATATGCTTTCTTCTCAGAATATTTATAATGTTTCATCACTAGTTTTAAAATATCTGAGGCTTTTTCTTTCTTATGCCATTTAGAGAACCTTCGCCTTTTTGGTATAGAAAACCTTAAGAAATCAAATTGCCATTTCTTTGGGATGTTGGCATGTTGATTCATTTCATTTGCATAAAGGATAGTATCAGGAAAATAAGATAAACCTTTATTAATTAGGAATGGAGCATATTCTTTTTCATTCTGAGGATCTTCAAATAGATCCTTTTTATTATCATTTATGCTGTTGAGAAAGTCGAATGGTGTTGTCATAATGTAGTACCCAATTTTCTGCGGCTATTTCCGCATTATCACGTGTTTTGTATGTTTTTGTTCCAACATGTATATCATCTTCAAATAATAAAACAGTTAATTCTTCTTTAATAAATTGTGCAACTTCTGCAGATCGCCTAGAATGTTTACACTGATAGACTATCATTTTGTATTTTCTCTAATGCGCCAGGTGTTGCAAGGAATACCGTATCAGGAAACCTTGATTCAAGATCTTCTACTATTTCTTGGTATGTATTACCTTGAGTAATGAAGTGTTCCGTCTTACGATTATATACATAAATCACATCATTAATCTTTTCAAACTTGAGTGATACCTTCTTTGGTTCCATCTTAGCATTAGATTCATCTAGTTCTTTTTCCATCATTTCATGGATTTCATTTACTTTTTTATTAAGTATATGTCTGAATGTAAACCATCCTGCTAAAAAACCAAATACAAATATTAAAAATCCCATAGTTGCTCCTATTTGAATTTGCATTGAGCCATGATTTCAGTAAGTGCTGCCATCATATTCAATTCATGGTCTGCAACAAATGCTGCTTTATATTGATAATCAGAGAGGATCAATACAAGCTGAGGAATACTTCCTGATTCTAAGTTTGTGGAGGCAGTATCGTATAACTGTCTAAATATATTTATACTATCAGAGTCTCCATTCTTAGCAACCCATTTACGAACTTCAGTAAAGTTTTTGTCTTTAAGATTTTTAATAAGTTGTTTAAATGATTCTTCGGTAAGATTTAAAAGTATGCCACTATCAATTTTACCTGTTACAGAATATCTTTGTAACTCATTAATAACTCTACGCCAGTCTGGTAGGTGTTTAGTAATAAGTTCTACGATTGGTTTAGGATCATATTGGATATTCTCAGTATCAAGTATAGTTGTTAATCGTTTAAAGAATGCTGCTGCAATTTCTTGTTTATCTTTATTTTCTATTTTAAAATCTACAACAGAACATCTTGAATGTAGTGGTTCAATAATACGATTCTTATAGTTACAAGTAAATATAAATCGACAATTATTAGAGAACTCTTCTATAAAAGCACGCAATGCAGGTTGGGTTGAGTTGGGGTTGAGGTAGTCTGCTTCATCTAGTATGACTACTTTTTTCGAGTCGGTGAGGGAGATAGTTGAAGCAAACGATTTAATCTTAGTACGAAGAGTGTCAATATTACCTTCTTCAGAACCGTTGATTAAAAGAAACTCAGCACCAACCTCATTGCATAGTGCTTTAGCGACAGTGGTTTTACCAATACCTGGTCCACCACTAAATAGAAAGTTAGGTAATTCACCTGAATCGATGAATTGTTTGAATGTATCTTTTATTTCTTTTGGTAAAATACAATCATTGATTTTTTGTGGTCGATACTTTTCAACCCATAAGTATTCATTCATAATATAATTCCCTCGTCAATAATAGATTATTATAACCTATTTTATAATTAATGTACAATCAATCTTGTTAGCGCCACTATATCTATAGCAACTAATAAAGCATAATTTGCTAGCATACCTGCACTACCTCGTGTGTAAGCTGCCCAGCCAAATATAGCACACTGTGTAATAAACAGTGGATATAAAATAAGAAATGGTGGATTAGGTACAGTGAGCATCATCCAAAATGAGCATAAGATACTTAAAAACCACGCTAAGATTTCAAGACCGCATCGAACTGGGTTAGACTTCCAGTCTTGTTTAACCCAGTTTAAGACCTGTGAATATAAATCATTCATTAGATATTAAATTCAGAGTCTGCTTCGATTGCTACATAGTAAGTAAGATCAATTGCTTTTGATTTAAATTGTGAGATCTTTTTAGATGAGATCGAAACATCATAATCACCAGGTAACATTTTAAGGTTGTCAACTTTAAGGTTTACTTTAAAGTCTTTAGGATCTGATCCAATAACATGTGTATAATTATTTGCTGTAGCATTTTTCTTATCTACAACAGCAACACTGATTTCAGATCCATTACCTACAAATGATACATCCTCAGATTTAAGGATTGGAGCAGTCTTCATGATCATGGCCAAGGTCGAAGCTTCGAGAGAGAGGTTGATATCAGCTTCAGGAAAGACAATGTCTTTTGTTGGCACAACCATATTTTGAGTGGCTGCTCCAAAATATTTAATAGAGTTTCTACCTTCTTTAATAGTTACATACTTTTCAGTAAACTCTAAGTCTGGGTCTTCAAATAAACTCATTGCGCCCAAGAATTCGTTAACATCATATATACCAAACTCATGTGGAAAGCTTTCAGCAACTGTTGCTTTACCAAATACAGTCTTAGATATAGACACTGTTGCTAGTTGATTTCCAGGTTTGATAAGCAGGTTACCATTAATACCTGCAAAGTTTTTAATAATGGTTAGTGTTTCTTTAGATAATTTCATGATTCTCCCTCATTATCAAGTTCATTCATAAATAAAATGCAGCATACAGCATGTGCTAAGTGTGATACACCGGTTTCTGGGTCATTAATTTCACCTTCTTTATATGCCCATAAGTGTCTCATTGCTGCGTCAAAATATCTTCGATTTGCATCAGGTACTCGTTTCCAGTTATCAGGTTCGTATTTCTCTGCACCGAATGTAAGTACTTGTACAACATCTTTTAAAGCTGAAGGTGGTAATAAACCATATTGTAACTTACCACCGTCAAACTTTCGTCCGCCTTTGTGATTCCTGTCTTGTGATTGAATTATGTCTTCTTTTCTCATATGTTACCTCTTTTAAATATACTCATATGAATATACTTAAAGGAGGCAGCATTGCGCTGCCCTGTATTATTTAAATACTGAACCACCAACTGTTTGGTAAGCTGCTGCTACCATAGCTCGTGATGGAGTACCAATGCGGTACTTAGTCGTAGGTGTGCCGTCCCATAATTTTGTTTTATTAGAATAAACAGCATAACCTTTCATACGTAATTGTCTGATAACTTCTGTTGGAGTTGCAGAACCAAATTTACCACTGATTTCAGCAGCTGTAACAGTGTTACCTTTTAACAAATGACGTAATACTTTTGCAGTAATTGACATAATATATTTCCTTTTCAAATTGCCGCGGTTTGTAAAGTGGTATATGATCTGCTGCGGCGTACAGATTTACCACTAAAAAGATTATTATATATTAAATACGAATTAATGTACATATATTTTTTCATATTTTTATATTAAATTCTTTAATTGTATCCTGTAATAGCTTAGAATACCGTTTTAAATTTACTACAGGTTCTACTTTACCATCATAAAAGTCTTGTTCTTCTTCTATTGTTGGTATTGGTAGGTTGTAAACACTCTTAGTAATTTTATTATCAGCAACAATCAACCAATTAGGATAACCAAGCTTCATGCCTGATTTATCTCGTTGCTTTAACATAACTTGATGGTACTCTTTAATTTCTGATAGAGTGATCTGAGGAGATTCGTGTTTGAACCTCTTCATGATCTCAAGTATATATTGCTTCTGTGTTGGTTTTAATTCTATAAAACTAAACATTTAATTCCTCATTCATTTCATTTAATGTTTCATCTAGATTATCAGAAGCCATGACCTCTTCTTCTCCAGATTGGAGTTTTGAAAAGAGGTCGATAAAGCTTTCTTTTGTTTGTTCATCAAATCGATTGCAGCATAATTCAATAGCTTTTGCTTGATCTTTAAAGATAGAGAATGCTTTGATAACGTGGACTAACCGTCTAGTTGTAATAGTTTCGTCTAATCCACCGTCATCAAAGGTTCTGCGAATTGATTCGGCCCACTTAACAAGTAATTCAGCAAATTCTTTATCAACACAACCATGTGTTTCCATAAGGTTATTAATAATCTTAAGCTCGTTTGCTCGTGTAGGATATTCTTGTTCAAATGTTACAGCAAATCTTTCGAGGAAAGCTTCGTTTAAGACGTTAGTACCAATATATCGACCATCGTCTGAGCCTTTACCTTTAGTATTTGCAGTAGCAATAATGTTGAAACCAGATGCTGGTGTGATTACTTCATTTTTAAGTTTGAAGTAATAGGGCTTACCTTCGAGGATTGGCTGTAAACATAATAGCGTGTTTGCCGCACCAGCATCGATTTCATCAAGTAAGAGAACCGACCCTGTTCTCATGGCGATTAGGACTGGACCTTCAACCACTGTGACATTACCGTCTTCAAGTGTTTTAGATCCAATAAGTTGTTCTTCATCAGACATCGTATTTAAGTTGATTCTGATAAGATCACGTTTGTTTTTAGCACAGACCTGTTCAACCATTGTTGATTTACCATTACCAGTAGGACCTGTGATGTACGTTGGGTAGAATTCGCCAGACTTGATAATGCTTTCAATATCTTTGTGGTTGCCGAATGCTACGTAATTAGAATCAACCTGTGGAATCAATGACACTTCGTTCGCGATTTTAGGAGATGATTTCTCCACAGGTTGAGTGATTGGTATTACGTTAGGAATATTCTTAAGTGTGTATATATTTCTAACATCTGTTTTATCGATCACTGACCATGGCATGGTGTCCCAGCCAAGTTGTGATACAGCTTCCATAACTTGTGATGTACTGAGTCGATCCAAATTATCTGGATAGAGTTCAATTAATTTATTACGTACTGCTTCTTTTTGTTCTTTTTTATATCTCATAACAACCTCTCAATAACATTTAATATAACCATTATATCCTATTTTCAATATATTGTACACTACTTTTTTGTAAACAAATTGTAACAATTAAGCAATTCTTTCAATAAATTTGTTAAGCAACACTCTAGACTTTTTCTTAGAACCAAACATTTTCTTCATTTGAGTAGCAATCTTAGCAGCACTCATATCGTCAGTAACATTCAGTTCAACGTTATCATCAATTGCTAGAGACTTAGTTGGTACTAAGAATAGATCATCATAGTTTGTATTGCTAAGAGATACATAACCATTATCTCTAATTTTCTTTTTAAGTTCATCAACAATAGTCCAAAAAGTACCGGCAGCTCTAGTTTCATGACTTGTATTATTGTGCCATGCTACAGAAAGATTTCTTTGAGTATATTTGAATATATAGAAACCAAGAACTGTACAACCTACGCGATTCTTAACAACATCAAGCAATGCTTCTGTGTGAGTATCACCCCATTGTAACGCATAGTTTTTCTTAGTAATTTCATCGTGTAAGAATGCTTTTTTAGTATAGTATTCTTTATTTGCACCTAAAACTTTACGTGATCTTAATGAAAAGTTATCACAATCAGTTAGAGCAGCACCTTCGCCATCAGTCAATGTAATGAATGATAATTTCTGCACATTGTGTTTTGCTTTAAATATTGGAAGATACTTAGTCATATAGACAAGAGCTTCATTCAGTGGTGTACCGCCAAGTTGAAAGTCAATATGTTTGAAGATATCACCAGTAATTAATTGGCTAGTAACATAATTGAATTCTTTATTTGTCATTTTAGAATTCAGTAGTTCAAACATATGTAAATCACCGTATGGATTAATTTCATCTTCAGCAACCTTAACTTTACGATCAGGATGTGGAATTCTATATCCTTTCTCATCGTATCTTCTTACACCATATTCTGTAGAAAGTGCTACAACTGAATAAGGAATCTGTGCTGACTTACAGAATAATGATAAGTTAACAACTTGATGTAAAGTTTCTTGCATGTGTTGATCCATAGAAGCAGACCAATCAACTAACATCACCATACCATGATTTTTACCATCAGGTACTACATTAATTCTTTTAAATATATCGTCATTGAGTTTGTATTGATATAGTTTGCTCATATTTAAAGAACCAGATTTTGATTGCATTGTTCTTTTATAGTTATCAGCAGCTTTTTTCATTTCAAACTCTTTAACCATATAGTTGATAATTTTCTTAGAAGAGTTTAAGAATCTTGTTTTAAAGTTTTCTTTACGATGTTGTGCTTCTTCTGATCTATAACGACTAAACCAGTTTTGATTATCAGACTCTAGTGTCTGTATAACATGTTTATAGTCATGAAATATTTCTGAATCTTCAATGTGTTTTGGTATTTTGTAATATACGTTTACAACAGATTGATCAGCAAGTTCTTCTAGTTTTTCGCGAAGAGTTCGTTCTGTTTGAGATTCCATAAGATCTTCTGCATCAGTAGCATCTGTACCATAAGAATATGATTCAGCGGTTTCTTCTTCACCATTTTCTTCAGTATCACCAAACACATCTTCATCTGCACTTGTTTCTTCTTCTTCGAATTCAGCATCGTGTGGATCCTGATTTTTCATTTCGTCAAGTTTATCTTGTAATTCTTGTTTAGTGTAATCATAAATTTCTTTAGCGAGCTGAATAACTTGATCTATTGTAGTAGTATATTCAGCTCGTCTTACAAACTCAAGTTCTTCTTTATTAAACTTAACACCAGATTTTACGCCTGCTTTATAAAATAGATT